TATCTAGGATTTTTACTCATATCGACTGACCTAGCAGACTTAGTAGAGACGATATGAGGATGTGCTACTACACGAAAGGAAGCCAAAAATGGCTCAAACTTCTTTCTCCGGCCCAGTAAACCTGGGTGTCTTCACGGTTGCTACCGCTCCCACTACTGCTACTACCGGTTCTGTTGCCTATTTCAGCAACGGCGCTGCGGGTAACCCTGTATTGGCGTTCTACAACGGTACCAATTGGCTTCGCGTAGATACTCTCGCTGCTATCTCCGCTTCGTAATAGGAGGCTCAAATGCCTACTATGCAATATGACGTACTAGCGACTAAGCCGCTAGAGTCAACTGGTAACTTTTTAGACCAAAACAACAATGCCATTCAACGGGCGCGGATTAAGACTATTTACGCTATTAATGGCGTTAGTGCTGGGTCTGTTGTTATTCGTGAAGGTGGTGCTAGTGGGAAGATTTTAGCGACAATTAATACCGCTGCTAATACAACCGCTGGATATACCATCATCCCGATGCCGGGCGAAGGTATTCTGTGTGAATCTGGTCTGCACGGTACTGTTACCAACACTACTTCGATGACTCTGATCTATGGCTAAGACTCCAGCATGGCAGCGCAAGGAAGGTAAGAACCCTAAAGGTGGCCTTAACGCCAAGGGTCGAGCTTCTTATAACGCCGCTAACCCTGGTAAGCCCGGTTTGAAAGCGCCGCAGCCTGAAGGTGGGGCTAGGCGTGACTCATTCTGTGCAAGGATGAAAGGCATGAAAAAGAAGCTGACATCTGCCAAGACCGCCAATGATCCTAATAGCCGCATCAATAAATCATTAAGAGCATGGAAGTGCTAAATGGAACTGATTAATTTTTTCTGGAATGGCATTCTTACTTTAGCCGCAGCCTTTTTTGCGTTGGTTAGCTATATGGCACAAGAAAAGTTTAAAAAAATAGAACAGATTGAACAGAAGCTTAACGACACTCGTGTGGAGGTTGCTCGTGATCACGTTACTAAAGAAGAAGTTCAACGTATTACTGAGCACATTGATGCAAGGTTTAACCGGCTTGAAGAAAAAATTGACCGGCTTATTTCTAAAGGATAAGTGAGATGAAAAAGCGTAAGTTTGCTGATGGTGGCTACTTAGATAGTGACGACGCCAAAAATTTGATGGCGGCTGAAGAGCGCGAAAAGAAAGAATATGAGCGCGGTCAGATGTCTGATGAGCCTGGTGCTACTGAGAGCATCAAAGATTTTGTAGCCCGTACTAGCAAGTCCGAGGCTAAGTCCACTCCTAAGGCTACGCCTAAAGCCACACCAAAGGCTACGTCTAAAGCCACATCAAAGGCTACTGATACTGGCGACGAAACCGCACGGTTGGCTAAGCGTGGTTCCTCTTCTACAGCAGCTACCCCAAGCCGCATGACACCCAAAGAGAAGCTTCAGAATCTACGTATTCCGTCTCCTGAGGTCAGCAAGGCTGATACTAAACCTGAGCCAGCCCCAGAAAAAGGGTCTCCTCGTGAGAAGCTTCAGCGGTTAGTGCGTGGGTTGCGTATTGGTCCAGCACGCAAAGAATACAAGTCTGGTGGTTCCGTCTCAGCATCTAAACGTGCTGATGGTTGTGCAGTTAAGGGTAAGACTAAGGGAAGGATGGTGTAACCATGTTTGGACGACGCAGATCAGCACAACCCATGTCTAGGCAAATGCCTCCTAGGCAAATGCCAGCCCCTACACAACAACAGATGCAGCAAGCCGCGCTACAACGAGCTAGTATGTCAAACGCTGACCTACAACGGGCACAGCTAAATGCAATACAAGCGCAAAAACGACCACTACTAGGACCGCAAGGACCATCTAATATAGAAGGCGTCATGGGTGTAAATAGGCCAAGTGGATTACAAGCAAAAGCCGCTCAGATGGGTGCACAAGCCGCAGGTGGCATGGGTATGGGCGGTTTACAAAAAGCTACACCTGCAACTCCGTTAAAAAAAGGTGGTTCTGTTAAAAAAGGAAATGGTATGAAAAAGATGACTGGCATGGGCGCTTCTAAGATGGGCGCTGTTAAGACCGCTGCCCCTAGCCGTGACGGTGTTGCTACCAAAGGCAAAACCAAAGGCAAAATGGTCAAGATGATGAACGGCGGTATGCCGAAGACCAAGATGATGCGTGGCGGCGGGAAGTGCTAAATGAGAGCCTCGCGCGGGATGGGCGCAATACGCCCATCTAAGATGCCCAGTGGCGTAACGAAGCACCGCAAAGATGGTGACGCGTTTCAGACGTTCAAAGATGGCGGGAAGGTCAAGTCTCGTGTCAATGAAGCAGGCACTTATACGAAGCCTTCAATGCGTAAGCGTCTTTTTGAACAGATTAAAGGCTCCGCGACTCAAGGGACTGCTGCGGGTCAGTGGTCAGCCCGAAAGGCCCAACTCTTGGCTAAGAAGTACAAAGCTGCGGGGGGTGGATATAAGTGATTCGGGCACCGGTGTACGACCCGAAGAAGGACGGAAATGTGTTTTCGTGGGTTTTAAGAGCTGCGGAGATATACCGAAAGCGGAGAAGGATTGAAGTAAATGCCACTAAAGAAGCCTCAGCAGAGCTTAAAAGACTGGACCAGCCAAAAGTGGAGAACTAAGAGTGGGAAACCGTCTTCCGTTACTGGCGAACGTTACCTCCCAGAGAAGGCGATCAAGTCACTATCTCCAGCTGAGTATGCAGCGACGACTAGAGCGAAAAGAGCTGGTAAGGCTACTGGAAAGCAATTCGTTAAACAACCAAAATCTATTGCAGCAAAGACAGCGAGGTTCCGATAATGAAACGGAAAATTAAAAAGTTTAATGAAGGTGGCTTTACTGAACTTACTGTAGACCCTGGATATGGTATTAGTGGGCAAGGTTCTCGCGGTATTGGCGGAGGTCTTTCTGGTTTACAGCAGAGCGCGAGTGATATTGGTGCGGGAGCTTTACAAGTTGAAAGTGGTCTTAGAACTATTCGTAGTGGTTCAGGGGGCGGCGGTTTAGGGGCTAGTGGCTCACCGGCTGGATCTTCTGGTCTTTATAAAAGCCTCCTTGGTATTCAAAACCCCGATAATTACCGGCTTCAAATGCAAGCGCAAGAGCAAGCGCGAGCGCGAACATTTAAAAAAGGAGGTATGGTCAAGGCGAAGTCTAAGACCGTTAAAAGCACTGCGTCTAAGCGTGGTGATGGTATTGCTACCAAAGGCAAAACACGCGGAAGGATGGTGTGATATGGCTGAGAAGAAATGGATTCAGGAAGCGATTAGCAAACCAGGCTCTTTGCGTAAGCAGTTAGGCATCAAGGGTGACAAGAAGATTCCAGCAAAGATGCTGGACCGAGCCACAAAAGCCCCCGGCAAGCTGGGCCAGAGGGCACGGTTGGCTAAGACTCTTAGGGGTATGAAGTGACCACTTCAGGTACCAATAGCTTTAATTTAGACTTCAACGAGATTGTCGAAGAGGCTTTTGAACGCTGTGGCGTAGAACTACGCACGGGTTATGAGCTTCGTACAGCCCGTAGATCTCTAAATCTGTTGACTATTGAGTGGGCTAACCGGGGTATTAACCTCTGGACTATCGAGCAGGGCGCAATCCCTATGGTGCAGGGGCAGATAACCTATGCTCTGCCTGTAGATACGATTGACCTTCTGGATAGTGTTATCAGGACACAGACTGGCGTAGAGCAGACTGACATCAACATCAGCCGTATTAGCGTTTCTACCTACGCCACTATCCCTAATAAGAACGCGCAAGGCCGACCAATTCAGGTCTGGATTAACCGGCAGTCGGGTGCTACATACCCCATAAACGGTAACCAGCCTAATACGACTAACACCTCTACTGGAGTAAACCCTCCCAATATCAACGTCTGGCCCGCACCAGACCAGAGTAACTTCTACACCTACATCTACTGGCGGTTGCGCCGTATTCAAGATGCGGGTAATGGTGTGGCTACGCAGGACATTCCGTTTCGCCTGTTACCATGCCTTGTGGCTGGGCTGGCGTACTACCTGTCTATGAAGATTCCTGAGGCGCTAGGCCGACTGGAAATGCTCAAGTTGTCGTATGAAGAGCAGTGGGCCTTGGCCTCGTCTGAAGATCGTGAGAAGGCTTCTCTACGGCTTGCGCCGCGTGAGATGTTCTACTAATGCCTACCAAGTTTGCCTCTGGTAAATGGGCTATATCGCAGTGCGATAGGTGTGGATTTCGCTATAAGCTTAAGGAACTAAAAAGCCTTGTTATTAAGACTAAGAACGTAAACCTCTTGGTCTGCCCTACATGCTGGGAACCCGATCAGCCGCAGTTGCAGTTGGGTATGTATCCGGTAAATGACCCGCAGGCTATTCGTAACCCCCGCCCAGATACTACATACAGGCAAGCAGGTTATACGGGGTTACAGATTGACTCTGGCTCTGGTCCTTTGGGTAGCGGTGATCCGTCAGGGGGTAGTAGAATTGTGCAATGGGGATGGGCACCAGTTGGTGGTTCTAGAGCTAACGATGCAGGTTTAACCCCAAATAATTTGGCGCTGGGCATTACGCTTGGCTCTGTAACTGTGTCCGTCTCATAGGAGATTAAAATGCCTTCACACATGGATAAAGCAAAAGATACAAAGATGGTCAAAGAGGCCATTAAGAAGCACGAAGCTGGCTCAAAGATGCACCGCATGGGTCTTAAAAAGGGTGGTATGCCTAAAGAGTCCATGATGGAAAAGAAAATGGGTAAAGGTATGACCAAGGTCATGATGCAGAAGAAAGCCGGAAGGGGCCGATAATGAACAAGATGCCTACGCCTGTCCCCGTTAAGGACACTAAGAATGGGTACCCTAACAACGTACCTAATACGCAGACTGTTCGCACGCGCGGATGCGGTGCTGCAACAAAAGGCTGCAACTCTAGCAAGAAGCTGGGATAAATGAACTACGCAACTCTGTTTGAGACGATTAAGGGGTATGTCGAAAATGACTTCCCCAATACACAGTATAGAGATTCGTCTAATACTTTGGTTGACTATACGTCTAAAGAACAGATTGATACGTTCATTAAGCAGGCTGAGCAGCGTATATACAATAGCGTTCAGTTCCCTTCAATACGCAAAAACGTAACTGGGGTTACTTACGCATCTAATCCGTATCTATCTTCACCTAATGATTTTTTGGCAGTTTATTCATTAGCCGTCATTGACGGTAGCGGTAACTATGAGTATCTGCTAAATAAAGATGTTAATTTTTTACGAGCAGCGTATCCTAACCCAGCGTCTACGGGTATACCAAAATATTATGCGTTATTTGGACCTACAACGACTAATGCAAGCCCGCCTGTAATAACGAACGAACTTAGTTTTATGTTAGCCCCTACACCAGACACTTCGTACTCAATGGAGCTGCACTATTACTATTACCCAGAGTCGATTGTTACGGCTGGTACGACATGGCTTGGTGATAACTTTGACTCTGCATTATTGTATGGTGCGCTCATTGAAGCTTATACATACATGAAGGGTGAGGCTGACGTTATTGCTGGGTATAACAAACGCTACGAAGAAGCAATGATTTTGGCTAAACGTCTTGGCGATGGCATGGAACGTCGTGACGCATACCGGTCTGGGCAAGTAAGGATGCAGGTGAATTAATTGGCTTTTACTGGAAACTACACTTGCAACACGTTTAAAAACGGCCTGTTAGAAGGCGCGTTCAACTTTGATTCGGGCACATTCCGTATTGCTCTTTATAACAACACAGCAACGTTAAATGCGGATACGACCGAATACACAACTACAGGTGAAGTTGTTGCTTCTGGTTACACGGCTGGTGGTCAGATACTGACGCCAACTCAAAGCATTTCAAACGGCGTAGCTTTTGTGTCGTTTGCAACAGTGTCGTGGTCTGGGGCGTTTACCGCAAGGGGCGCATTGATCTATAAAGCAGGTAGCAATGGGGCAGTTTGTGTATTAGACTTTGGTGCAGACAAAACCTCGGCTACGACGTTCACGGTGACATTCCCTACAGCATCCAGCACGGATGCTCTTATCCGACTTTCGTAAAGGAGTTTTAAAATGCTTGAACTAGCAAAATCTACAGATACAGTAATAGGAACTGTATCTAAGCAAACTGGCACTACTAACGCTGTTAAAGGTGGCGGTGTTTTTACCGTGCAATGCTATGACAAAGACGGCAACTTAAAATGGGAATCCAAATCTCATAATCTGGTTGTGAACGTCGGTCTGCAAGATATGAACACCAAATATTTTACTGGTGCGACTTATACAGCCGCTTGGTACATTGGTTTGTATGGCGCCGGTTCTACCAATAACCCCGCTGCTGGTGACACTGCTTCGTCCCACGCTGGTTGGACTGAAGTAACAACTTACTCGCAAGCAACGCGCCCACAAGCCACGTTTGGTACTGCAACCACTGCTGATCCTTCCGTTATTAGTAATAGCGCATCTCCCGCTGCTTTTTCAATCAACGGGACTACAACAGTTGGTGGCGCATTTTTAATTAGTAATAGCACTAAAGGTGGCACAACAGGTACTCTGTTTTCTGCTTCTGACTTCACTGGCGGTGACCGTGCGGTTGTTAGTGGTGATACATTGAACGTTACCTATCAATTTAGTCTTGACGCCGCGTAAAGGATAGAAAATGGCTACGTTATTTGCTAAGGAACAAACAGTTCGGGTTAAAACCGTTGTACCTCAAGGTTCTGTAGAAGCTTTACGTATGGACGAAGACGGTACAGTATTTTATCGTATCACCTGGATTGATTTGGAAGGTAATAGTCAAACTCGTTGGTTTACAGAGTCTGAATTAGAATCTGTATAGGGGTGACTTTTGTTTGGATACGCCGCATTTGCTGAGACCCCCTTTGCGGCTCTTTCTGGGTCCACATATGGGGTTTCCATACAAGAGACTGCGGTTTCTACAGACTCAATAACTGTAGTCGCAACACGTGTAGGGGCTGTAGCAGAAACAAGTACAGGCTCAGACTCAATAACTGTAGTTGCAACACGTGTAGGGGCTGTAGCAGAAACAAGTACAGGCTCAGATTCAATAGCTGGTGTACGTGTTCGTGTAGGGGCTGTAGCAGAAACAAGTACAGGCTCAGATTCAATAGCTGGTGTACGTGTTCGTGTAGGGGCTGTAGCAGAAACTACAAAAGCCGCTGATTCTATAACAGGTGTACGTGTTCGTGTAGGGGCTGTAGCAGAAACTACAAAAGCCGCTGATTCTATAACTGTAGTTGCGACACGAGTAGGTAGTATTACTGAAATCGCGACAGGCTCAGATTCAATAGCCGGTGTACGTGTTCGTGTAGGGGCTGTAGCAGAAACAAGTACAGGCTCAGATTCAATAACTGGTTTACAAATTGGCG